CGGCAAGCGGCTTCAATGCGGCGGCTTCGCCTTGAATGGGCAGCTGTTCCATTGCATCGCGCACGATGCTGGCGGCGGTTGCCGCGTTGCCGTCACCTGTGCGCTCGGCTTTGCGAATTTCTGCGGCCAGGTTGGTTCGCAACGCTTCAAACTGTTCAAACGTCATTTGCTCACCGGCTTTGAATCGCTCTAATTGCGACCTGATGCTGGGTGACAAAAATTCCGTCTTCAGTTTTTTCGCCAACATTGTGTCAGCGGTTCGCGCAATAGCTGCGCCATCAACAGGGAATGCCCCGCCGTTGGCGTCTTCCAGCGCCTTGTACGCTGCGCTGATAGTTCCGCTGCGCTCGCTGTCCAGTGCTTTGTAGGCGTCAATGATGGCCTGGCTGGAATCAATCGTTTTGGGCGCGTAAACGTCCGGCGCTGCGCGTTCACGAATGGCGGGCACGTTGTCCACCAGCGCCTGGTTTTGCTGCTGGAATCGGTATGCAAATTCGGGATTCTTGCCGCGCAAATTCTGCTCGTTGGAAATTTTTACCAGGTCGCCCGTGGCTTGGCCTTCGGTCAAACGAACAGGAACTGGCAGCTGGTCGCCTTCCAAGTGACGCAACACCACCGGCGTGTTGACCTTATCCAGCGGCATACTGGAATACAGCTGTTGAAATTCAGGCGTGGCCGTGGTCAACGCTTGCTGAATGATGGCCGCATCCGGCGTGGCTGCTGCGCCCACACTGGCGCGTCCACGGGGCGCTGGGGCTGCTGGCGCGGCTTGGCCTGGCACGGCGGCGGGTGGCTGGGCATACGGCGCCAGCTGCTGCGGGTTGCCCAACGTTCTGACAGGCGTTCTGCCAGGCATGCTGGTTGTGCCTGGTGCAACAGCTTCCACCACGCTACCAACCGCACGTTGCACAGGCGCGGGCGTGATTTTTTGGGCGCCTTGTTTCAACGCTTGGCCCGCTAGGCTCACTTCTTCGCCAACCGCCCTGGTGACGGCTTGCACGGGCTTGGTTCTTGCCACCCCAGGCAATGCAACCAGCGCCGTGTTCATCATGTTTTCCGCATCAGTTTTTGGAATGCCTAGTTTTTGGCTAATCCAATCTGCGCCTTTGCTGATGTTTTCGCCAACAAACCGCATCATCTGTTGACTAGCTTCGCCTCTGTATGCGGGCGATTCAGTCACGCCAAGGGCTTCACCAATGGGGCGTTGGTACGGCTCAACAAATTTTTTATATACGGCTGCGCGGCCACGTTCAGCGCGGCCAGGCTCAACAAGGCCCATACCTTCGCCAGCCCGTGCCAGTGCGTAGCCAGTTTCGGCAACGGCCATGCCTGGCAATGATTGAATGCCGCCAATTACCGTGTCGGCAAGACCAGCCGCGGATGCGCCGATGTCCGACAGCAATTTGCCCGATTTGCTTTTGACTTTGGTGGGCACGGTGGTCACCGCGTCCTTGACTGCCGCATCAATGTTTTCAGGCTTGAGCAAGTCTAAATTCATTCCCATCATGCCGGATGGCTCTGCCGCGGGCGTTGCTGATTGCTGTCGTGCTGGCATCAACACCGCATGAACGGGGTCTTTTTTGCCCAGCGGGCGGTGGATGCCAAACTTGTTCAGGAAGTCTTCAGGCACGGCGGTGCTGATGTCCACCGCGTCAGTGTGAAAGGTTTGACGGTCGGGAAAATCAGCGGGGTTGATTGGCATGTAAACGCCAGGCTTTCCCATTTTTGCTTCATCGAACAATCGTTGCTGCTCTACGCGTGTGCGAACGCCGCTGGTGATGGGCAATTCTTTGCCATACAAGCGCTTGTATTCGGCGCGGGCTTCTTCAAGTTTTTGCGCCAAAGTCGCATCAAGCCCCGACAAATTTGGGCCGGATGTTTGCCTGACCTGGCTTCTACCCTGGGGCTTTGTGCCTAGGGCGCCGCTTACCAAGTCATCAATTTTGGTCGGGTCTAATAGTTCGGCCATCACTGCCCCTTAATCAAAGCATTCATTTGACCGATTTTGTTCACCAGGGCTTTGTACCCAGCTGAATTTTGCCCGCCAGCCTGGCGCACAACTTCGGCAATGGCTTCTTTGTCGTTGTTCTTCAGGGCATCATACAAACGAATGGCGTTGATGTCAGCCGTTGCCGACCATTTGTTCTGAAATTCACGGGCAGAAAAAGGGTTGCTGTTGCTGCGCTTGAACGCGTTTTCCACACCCATGTTGAACAGTTCTGTGCCGGTGGACAAAGCACGGTTGACCCGCGCCGTTTGCTTGATGGCTGGCGCTGTCCACTCGGTGGTTCCACTCATTTCACCGGCCAGGCGGTTGGCCGCATCGGTTCCGCTTAGACCGGCAGTTTTTGCCAGGGAAGCGGTTTGCAACGCCATGTAATGGCCCAACTGGTTCAGGTTGGTTGCTTGGTCGGAAGTCCAAGGAAGGGCGGCATAGCCACCACTCAACGAAGTCAACCAATTGACGCCTTTACCCGTGGTCACATCGTTAGCCAACTTGATGATTTGATTGCTGTTGAACTGCTGCATCGGCACTTCCGCGGCGCCGTTGTTGGCGGTCATGCGGATTTGCTGGGCAGCTTTCAGCGTGTCGGCGTTTTCGCCTGGAGGCATACGAACAGGCGCATTGGATGGCGGGCTTGGAACAACCGGCACGGTCGTTGCTCGACCAGGTGCTGGGCGCGGCGCGGCTTGACCAGGCGCGGGGTTTGCCGCACCTTGACTGCCGCCGCCACCAGCACCAGGCAACCACGCTTCGGGCACACCCGCGGGAACGGTGACCGTTCCAGTAACTCTGCCGCTTGCGTCCTTGACCTCATAAATCGGGTTGTTGTTCATGTCCAACTGGCCGGTGGCAGTCATGCGCGAACCTGGCGGCAATTGGATTTGCGCCAGGCTTGGGCCGGTGGAAATTGTTGGCGTAGAACCGCCGACCGAAGGCTGCGTAACGGTTGACAGGATTTCTGAACCCGTGCTTACAGTGCCAGGCTGCGGCGCAAATGTTTCGCGCTGCTGCACTGGGGCCAACAGCGATTCGCTGGCGCGGATTGCGCCTTGGGCCACATGCTGACCAGGCGGCAATGCGCTGATGATGTCGCGCTGCGCTTTAATCAGGCGCAACATATTGGGGTTGCCTTCGTGCTGCTTGGCAAGGTAATCCAGTTCGCCCAAATACACTTTGGGGTCAGTCACACCCGAACGGCCAAGAACGCCCAACGGCCCAGCAATTACCGATTTGTCGCCTTGCGACAGCTTGGTGCTGGAATCCATGAATTCGTTTTGCGCTCGACCCAAGGTTGTGAATTTGGTGATGTATTCCTGGCCGGTGTACGGCGCCAGTTTTGGAATGACCGCATTCAGTTTGCCAGCGTCAAACATGCCGTTGGTCATGATGGCGCCAGGATTGGTTTCCATCAGATTTTGAATTCTCAAACGCTCGGTGTCGGCTTGTTGCAATTGGCCCAGCGTAATTTTGCCGCGCTCGGCTTCTTGTTGCCCCGATTGAACAACGCTTTGTTGTTGCTGAACCAAAAGCGGGTTCATTTGCAGCGCTTGGCGATAGGCTTCGGCTGTTGTATTCAGCTGCTGTTGCTGCTGTTGAACCAACAAAGGGTTCATTTCTTCGGATTGCCGGTAAGCCTGGGCGCCGCGGGCAATGTTCAGCATGTCACCCAATGAAGTAACCTGGGGCGGTTTGACCGATGCCGCAACTGGTGTAACGCTTAAATCTGCCATGTTTTCACCTTATGCCAAAGACGGGGGTGCTGGAAATGAAGGATATTGTTGCGGTGACGGCATTTGCGGAATTACCGGCGTTTGCGGTTGCGGCTTCAGCATTTGCGACAGCATGTAAGTGTTGCCTAATCCTTGCAATGCGCCGCCCATTGCGTTGGCTGCGCCGACCGTGCCAGCGGCTTGTGCGGTTCCGCTGCCAATCAAAGCCTGGCCGATGTTGCCCGCTGCGGCTGTGCCCGCCGTTGTGGTTTGTCCCAATGACGTTTGACCCAGGCCAGCAATCGAAGCCAGGGTGTTGTAAATGTTGGCGCGCTGGGTTTGGTAACGGTTAAATGCGTTGCCGTATTCGGTGCTGGCAAGCCCTTGGGTGTAGTCTTGCATACCTTGCAAGGCGTTGCCACTTACCAAGCCACCCGCACGATTTGCGGCGGCATCCGTTGCCATTTGGCCTTGCCTTAGTCGAAACGCATAGCTAGGGTCAAGGGTTGCGCTGAAGTCTTCAGGGCCATATTGCTTGGTGAAGTAATCTTTGCTTCCGGCAATGTCCTTCAACGCCGAATAACCAGCTTCGCGGTAAGGCGCTTGCTGTTCATTCTGTATGTTAAACATTTCGCGCTGCACTTCAGCGGCGCGGTCGGCGGCGGCGGCTTGCTGTCGCGCTGCATCTTTGGCCGCGCTGGCCCCCATCGCCCCTGAAACAAGTGTTGCACCCGCAACGGCGGTCATTCCCCAGGTCATAACTTTTCCCCTTTGTTTTCCAATTTCATCAAGTCATCGACCGATGAAATAAAGCCCATTTCCTCATACGTTGGCGCAATGACTTCCTGTTCAATCTTGTCCAGGTTTTCTTCGCCAATGTGCGCGGTCAAATGAACTGTCGTCCAAATCGTGTCTTCTTCAGCGTAAACGGCGCGTTTCAATCCAACTTCGGACACAAACGTGCATGGCGCTTCAAAATACTTTTTCCCAAATTCTGTCGCCACCGAAACCTTGCCCTTCATGATGAAGTTCAGGTGCTGATGCCGGTGGATTTTGCCAATGATGACAGTGCCCTTGGGAATAAACATTTGTCGGGCATAAGTGCCGCAACCATATTTTTCATCAACCGGCGCAAAAAAATGCGACAGTGTGCAGTCTTCCAGCGTTGATTCCAATTCGCCTTCGGCAATTTTTTGTTGCATACCTTGCTGCAACATCAAAACCTTTTGGCGAAATTCGACCTTTTCCAAAGAATTCTGTTCTTTGGTGATGGTCATCAATTCCTGTGCAATGCTCATTCGTTGTAATAGGGCACTTTGTAGGCGACCCCATTTACCGTGACATTGATGAACCCAGCGGGGTTAGCGGGCAGCGTGGCCGAACCAGATGTGGCCGTGCTGGCGCTGGTGTAGTTCAACAGGTTGATGAAAAACTGCTGCCACGCCCTGGTTGGGCGCTTAGTGGCCTGGTCAAGAAATTCCGATTGGGGGTAAGGTTGCGTTTGCGGTGTTGGTAACATCAATTCTCCCCCCCTGTTGCTTTAAGGTTTGCCGACACAATCACGGCTTTCACAGGGTCGGTGATTGAAACCTCAAAAACCCTGTCACGCGCCGTTCCAAGGCGCCGCCAAATTGCACGATTTGCATATTTTCCCATACGGCCAATGGATGTCCAGTATTCATTTGACCAGGTGGAACCGCCGTCATTTGACCAGCGCAACATGGCCTGTGGGTTTTCCCCTTCGCCGGTAGCAACGCCAACACCAGGCTGGAATTGGATTTGCAACTCGTCAAAATACTGGCGCTGGAAATCGCTGACCAAGTGCGGTGCGCGGCGCAAGCGGCGAACGTGCTGGCCGTCATCGGTGTAATTTGATTTGTCCAGTTTGTAAACCTTGCCGTTGGCGTAATCGCCAACCATGACCTGACCCTGGAACACCGCACAACAATTGCCGCGGGCGCGTTCGTATTGGCCTTCATTGTTGGTGTACAGCCATTTGTGCCACATGCCACTGGCAATGTCATAGCACCAGGTCAGGTTCAGCGTGGGAAACGACACCACGTAAACTTCATGACCTTCCAGCTGGTATGTCCAGGCGATTGCATCGCTGACATCCTTGTTTGCCAATGTGGCTTCGACCGCGTGGGTGGAAATGCGTTGGGGCACGTAGCCGTTCATTTGCACGACCTGGGCCTGGCCGCGGTTGTTGCGCGACAGGTAGGCGAACGAATTGCCCAAGCGGGCCATGCTGAACGGCGCAACGATGCCATGCTGGGTTGATGTGCCAGGAATGCGGGTAAATGGAAACGGGATTGTTCCCTGGTCAACCCACACTTCACTGGATGTTTCGCCCAGCAAATAAATTTCGCGGTGGTCAACAATCAGCGTCACCAGGTCATCGGGTGCGCCGTCTTTGCTGGAAAAACTTAGCGTGGGCGAAATTGGCGACAACACCGATGAAGCACCAAATTGCTGGGTGTCAGGCCGGTTGTAGACAAAATAATTGTCTATGATGTCCACGTTTGTGCCGCCCTGGAATGCGCCATCGGTTGATGGCAGAACCGACCAGTTCAGGCCATATAAAGTTTGCGAACCAATGGTTTGCGAATAATTTACCGTGTACGTTCCAGCGCCGCCCGTGCCGGTTCCAAGTGCCGTAATGATGGTTTGGGCGGTAACGCCAGCGCCTTGAATTGTTTGGCCGACATATAGGATTCCGCTGGTCACCGCCGTCACAGTCATTGTGGTTCCCGAAATGGAACCCGTGACCACCGCGCCAGCCGTTGCGCTGTTCATTTGCTCACTGGCAATAGATTGCGAAATGTTGACGGTGTACGTGCCCACGCCGCCCGTGCCAGTGCCTAAAGCGGTGATGACCGTGGCTTGGGTGACCCCCACGCCAAACAGCGCCTGGTTGATGCCAATCGTGCCGTTGGTGATGGCCGTCACGGTCAGCGTTGTGCCACTGATGGAACCCGTGAACACCGCCGCCGATGGTGACGAAATGCGCCAGGTATAGCGATTCGTGCCGTCCACGATGTAAACGTTGATGCCGTTGTCAGTGATGCCAACGCGGCCCGTGGTGCTGTTCAGCTGCCCCACCATTGTGGTGTTGTAGCTGGCCGTGATGGCGTAAACGTAGGGGCCGCAAACCACCACCATGATGTCGCCGCCGGACAGCGTGACCATGCCGCGGATTTCTTGCTGGTTCTGAAACAGCAACAGCGAAGTCAACCCAGGCGTGGGATAAAGCGCGACAACGCCGCGTTCGCCAGGTTGCTTCAGGGGGTCAATTTCAGGGTAAAAATTGATGCACTCCTGGGCATCCTGGTAAATGCTGGGCGCCTCGTAGGAAGGCCCGACAAAACCAAAATCAGCCATTAGCAGAATCCCCCGTCCATAATCCAGCCCGCATCTTTCGCCTTGCCGACCATCAGCGCGTCAGGGTAACGGGCGGTTTGCATTGGTTTCATGTTGGTGCGCTTGACTGTGGCCTTGGCCTGGGCGGCAAACGCGTTAATCATGGAAATTTGCGTTGTGCTGGCCTTGCCATACATGGGCATCAGGCGTTCAGCCAAACACCAGCGCAACGCGTTGTTGTAGCCCTGGGGCAGCTGGATGGTGTCATACAACGTGCCAAATTCCCTGAAAATGGTCGATGCAAACAAGTGCATTTCGCCCTGGGCGGGATTAGGCCACACGTAAATCGTGCCCAGCAATTCGCTTGGCTGGTAGTAAATACCCTTAGGCCACGGGCCGTTCAGCGATTTCAGGCCAATGGATTCGTATTCTTCCAGGCTGAACACTTGCACGGGATAGTCCAAGCCGCCGCCGTAAATGGGCACACCGTTGCTGGTGGTGGTCACGCGCACAAATGCCGATTCAATCACCAAGGGGCGTTCGTAATAGCCCGTGATGGTGGTGCTGGCGACCGTTTGGGCCTTGCTGACGGTGTATGTGCCGCCTTCGTTGACGTTGCCGCCAGCGCCCGTCAGGAAGCCCACAATTGTGGTTCCCGCGGTGACGCCTGTGCCGCTGATGGTTTGGCCGATGGTGATGGCGCCCTGGGTCACGCCGTTGGCCGGAATAGTCAAGGTTGTGCCAGCAATCGAACCCGTGAAGGTTGAACCCACCTGACCGCCTGGGCCGATGGTGTACTGAATTTGATTTTGGACGCAAGGGAAAATGATTTCGGTGCGATAGAACACCATCATGTTTTCGTTCGACCATTGGGCGCACATGTCATTCAACATGTCGAATGCGTCTTGCGCGGCATCAGCGTTGGGCGTTTCCCCCGCTTCCAATGCGCCAATGTCTTTCAATGCGCGGCTGATGATGTCAATCGGTTGCGTCATGCTCACCCCTTAAATGTTGGGCGTGAATTTTTGCGGCATCCACGGTGGCACAACCACCGAATAAGCCAGCAAGGCGTTCACTTGTTCTTCCAGGCGTGACGTAATCAAATGCTTGCCGTCACGCATCGCTTCGTTCTGAATCCAGCCAATCACCATTTCTTCGGTCACATCCAAAAACGGCACTTTGCCTTCGGGTTCGGCAAACGTCCAAAACCCTTCAGTTTCCACCACCACATCGCCTTCAGTCGCGGTGACATGGTATTTGGCCGAAGTGATGACATCGTTGGCCGCGCTGATGTCGGTGATTTTCCAATCAAATTTCATTCGACCACCTTTTCAATCCAGGACGTTATTGCCTCGTCCCATTCATACAATTTGCCGTCATTAGGCATGGGAACGGGGGCTTGCCAATTGCACGAAAATTCATCCAGCACCCACGATTTGAATGGGCTGGGCGGGATAAACGCATCACGGGCGCGGTCATACATATAACCCACACCGGCGTAATTTTTCCGCAAGGCTTGCCCGCCATCCGGCTGGCCGTCAGGGCCGTAATGAATCCCGCCGCGGGTGTTGTAGCTGGTTTGAATCCACTCGCCTGGGGTCTTGTCCACGAACGTGTCGAAATAATCCGGCTCGGCCACAATGACCGCCAGCACCACGCCGTCCAAAACTTTTGCAAAGTGGCTCATCCTGTGTATGTCCCCGATGATGTGAATTTATGGTACGTGTACCCAGCATAGGTGTAAACCGTGCCGCCCGAACCACGCTGTGCGCCAGGATAGCGAACAATGACAATGCCGGAACCGCCAGCGCCACCAGCATAAGTGCCGGTTGAACCGCTGCCACGCGAACCGCCGCCGCCGCCGCCGCCGGTGTTGGCTGTGCCAGCTACGCCATTCGAAGCATTGCCGGACGCGCCGCCGCCGCCAGTGCCGCCCGCCGCTGTGCGGGAAACGCTTTCAGTGCCGCCGCCGCCGCCGCCAGCAAAAAATCCTGATGCGCCGCTACTGGTAGCCGTTGCCCAGGTAGTGAAATCGTTGGTTCCAATACCGCCAGCACCGCCAGCTGAACCATCTTGACCGGCTGCGCCTTTGCCACCGCCGCCAGCTGATTGACGCGGGCTGACTTGACCAGCACCGCCGTTGCTGCCTTGGCCCGCTGTGGCTGTGCCGCCAGCGGTTCCGGCTTCGCCTTGACCGCCGCCGCCGGAACCGCCGTTGGTGGATTGCCCACCAATAACACCCTGACCAGCACCACCAGCGACCGCGGTATAAATACCAAACACCGAATCATTGCCGCTGTTGCCGCCGCTGGTTGAACCGGCGCCACCAGCGCCAACCGTTACTGTGGTGCTGCTGGATGGCTGCACTTGGGCGCCTGTGACGTAAACTACGCCACCAGCGCCACCACCGCCGCCGTTTGTTGCGCCGCCCGAACCACCGCCCGCCACAATTACAACCTCAACTGAATAAGGCAAAGGCGCCCAGGTTTGGTCACCACGCAAAAACGTGGTGGCGTTGGCCGTGCCGGTTGCCAGGCGGGCTGTGCCCACCGTGCCGGTGGACAGGTTGGACGCGTTCAACGATGTCAGCGAAGCGCCCGAACCGCTGAAGGCCGTGGCGCTCATGGTTCCCGAAACACTCAAAGTTCCAGTGGATGGGTTGAAACTTAGTTTTGAACTGGCAACGTATTCGGTCGAAACCGTGCCCGTGGTCACATCCACAAACGTCAGGTAGCGCGTGGCGTTGGTGGTGGTGTCATCGGAAATCGTGACGCCCCCAGCTGCTGCCGACCAGGTGAAGCCCGAACCGTTCCAGGTCAACACCGTGCTGGCAGTCGTTGGCGCCGCAATGAACGAAGTGTTGGCCGCGCCGGTTTGGTACGGGATGCGGTTGGCCGCGCCGCCGTCCAGGTTGGTTGCGGTTGTTGCACTTGTTGCGGTTGTTGCGGTTGCAGCGTTGCCGCCGATGCTCAACGATGACGCCGTGCCGGTCAGGCCAGTGCCCGCGCCGGTGAACGAAGTGGCCGAAAACACGCCCGTGGACGGGTTGAATTGCAACTTGGTCGAACTGACAAATTCGGTCGTAAGGTTGCCAGCGGTTTGGTTGGCAAACAGCGGGTAACGCGTGGCGTTTGTCGTGGTGTCATCAGTCACCGTGGCGTAAGCCGTGGGCGTTGTCCAGGTTGGCAAGCCAGCGCCGCTTGAAGTCAAAACCTGGCCGCTTGTCCCGCTTGAACCGTTTACCGACAAAGTGGTGTTAAACCGCAATGTTGTAAAAGTTCCAGCCAAAGGCGTTGTGCCGCCAATGACCACGTTGTTCATCGTGCCAGCGGCAATCGGCGCAATCCCTAAACCGCCGACAGGGTTAATACGTACAGTGCCAGTGCCGGTCGGGCTTATATCGACCTGGGCGTTGGCTGGGTTTATGTTGGCCGCAACGTCAACGGTGATGTTGTTTCCACCACCGCCGCCCCATTGCAGCTGGGCCGTGCCGCTTGCATTCCGCAACGCGCCGCCCGCGCTGTTGGCCGCATCAAAATACGGGCCAACAAACTTTGTGGTCGCCGTGATTGTTGTGCCGGTGATTGTGTTCGCAAGTGTCCCGCCAATCGCTGGGGGGCTGGACAAATCCAAAGTGCCGCCCAGCGTCAAACTGCCGGAAGTGGTAACCGTGCCAGTTAGGGTTAACCCGCTAACAGTGCCGGTTCCGCTGACCGATGTGACCGTTCCTGTGGTTGGTGTCGCCCAGGATGGAACGCCAGCGGCCAAGGTCAAAACCTGACCGTTTGCGCCAGCTGCCAGGAATCCCGTTGTGCCAAATGCGGTTTGGTATGGAACTGAACCCGTTGCGCCGCCAGCCAGGTTTGTGGCCGTGGTGGCGCTGGTGGCGCTGGTGGCTGTGGCAGCATTGCCACCAATCGAAAGGCCGCTTGCTGTGCCCGTCAGGCCCGTGCCTGGGCCGGTGAAATAGGTGCTGGCCGTGACAATCGTGCCGGTGACAGCCGCGGCAGTCGTGCCGCCAATGGCTGTTCCATCAATTGCGCCGCCCGTAATCGCCACCGAATTCGCATTTTGCGTGGACATCGTGCCAAGGCCCGACACCTGGGTGTTGGCAATTGCAATCGCGGTATTGGTCACGCCGGTGACCTGGCCCTGGGCGTTGGTCACAAACACGGGAACCTGGGACGCGGAACCGTAGGTTCCAGCCGTGCCAATGTTGGTGATGCTGAACTGGTAGCCAGCCAGCGTCAGGCCAGTGCCCGCGGTGTAAAGCGCATTGTTCGAAAACTGCGTGAACGTGATGGGCGTGACGCCCAACGTGCCGCCAGGTTGGTTGGTACAAACCCAGGCCGAACCGCCATACAACGTGCCCGACAGCACAAACAGGTATGCGGCCAGGTATTCGGCATAAGTGTTGGCGTCCGATGCCCGTGACCAGGCGCCAGCTGCGGCCACATAAATGCCGTTGTTGGCGCCGGTGGTTTGGTCTTTGACCAGGATACGGTCGCCCGCGGTCAGCGTGGCGGGCCAATCGCCACCAGCTTGGACAGCCAGGCCCGACAGCGTGATGTTGCCGGTGGTGGTGAAGTTTGCGGGTTGCTTGAATGCCAGCCCCTGGGCAACTGCATCAACATAAGCCTGGTTGACGATTGACGTTGGCCCGCTTGGGGCCGATGTGATTGTGCCGGTGGTCAAATCCACGTTGGTGAACACGCCGGTGGATGGCGTAATCGAACCAATTGGCGAACTGTCAATCGTGCTGTCGGTGATATGCAACCCCGATTGATTGGGGTTGATGTTGGCGTAAAAAGGCGTTCCAGCTGGGCCAATCAGCGTCACAAGGGCGAAGGTTGGTTCCGGCTGAAAAATCCCCTGGACGGGGACGATGTTGATGGTTTGCGTTACAGCGGCTTCATTCGCCATGACGCTTCCTTAATCAGCTTGGACGGCGGTGATGTAAAGGGTGTTCGTGCCGCTACTAATCCCCTTGATGTAAAACGGCGCCTTTGGGGCCGCAATCACAATCGGAAAAGTCATTGCCGCTGGAAGAACAAACGAACCTGCATTACCAGTGCTGGCAATTGCTGGGGTTGCAACCGTGCCGGATGCGTTGCCCATTTCAATGGCGGCGACACCGCTGCCAGTATTCAACAGGGAAACGTAATTGGTTTGGTCATTGGTGGTTGATTCAATCAACAGCGCGGCGCTGGCGCTCGTTGTCAAATTTAACGCATAGGTGCGACCGCTTGGACGCATTGCAGATAGGTTGACCATTTTTGCCCCTTTCGTGATTATGCAAAATTTTACACTTCAAATAGAAAAAAGCCACCCTGTTGGGGGCGGCTTTTCTCATGCTTCATTCCGAATTAAGGAAGGAATGTCAGGTCGTAACCGTAAACGAAAACGTCCATCGTTGCGGCGGCGCCCTGAACAGTGCCGACATCAAGGTAAAGGTTATCGCCAGTTTGTGCCGCGGTTGATGCCACGGTACGCTGGGAAACCACGCTTGCTGCGTTCAGTGCAGACAATGCTGCATCAGCAACAATTGCCGTGCCCCCACCGTTAGGCGCGGTAAACACGCCAGCGGTTGCGGTAGTCAGGCTGATGCTGGCGTTTGTGAACACCACATTAGACACCGACCAACGGCTGCTGTTGATGATGGGCATTACGGTGTCAGCTGCCGAATTGACGTTGACGCCTTGTGCGGAAGCCAACAGGCGAATTGCCTGGTTGGTTGCAAGACCCGAAGGGTGATTGCTGGTACTGGATGCTGGGCCTGGATTTGCCATTTGAATTCTCCAAAAATTTTAGGTTGTGAAGGGGGGGGATTTCTCCCCCCTTAATTCCTGTTTAGGATGCAACGCGGCAAGCCAGTTCAGGATACAGCGGCGCCCAACCGTAAAGCACATCAAGACGGGTGGGAATGCTGTCGTTGTTGATGGTGTACTGACGTACAACACGAATCGACAGGCCCAGGTCTTTGTCGCTTGCGCGGCCAGCAAAGTGAACGCCATCAGGCAGTTCCAGGTCAGCCGTTGCCAGCGTAAACGCATTGCGGTGCATCACGATGTTTTGCGGCGAAACCGTGCCGGTGTTGTTGAACGGGGTCACAGCTGCGGTGGACGAAGTGGCCGACACAACAACGTTTTGGAACTGACCACCAGTGATGATGGCGGGGCTGACAGTCACGGCAGTGCCGCCAGTGCCAACCGCGGTGGTTGCAGTCACAACGAAATTGCGAAGTTTGTTCGAACCGTAAGCCTGGCGGTTCTGCGGGTTGACGGCAAAAACGTTGGCGATTTGAATCACATCGCCTTGGTTCAGGGTCAGGGCCGCGGAAGCGGTCAGGGTGATGGTGGAAGTTTGCGCCCAGCCGGTGGTCAACGCGCCGGTGAAGGTCGCGGTGTTGGTGGTCAGGGTCTTGCCGCTGTACGAACCAAAGGTTTGGGGCACAACGTTCTGATCCATCTTCCAGTTCATGCCAGCGGAATCGCGGCCCATCAAGCCTTTGCTGTACTGCTTGCCGATGACATCGGAAGGCACAAAAAGACCCTTCAGGCTGTCCACGATGGTGGCGCTGGTGAACGGTTCGATGATGCAAGAACGGCGACCATCACGGGGTGCGCCTTCGCTGTCCAGGTACGCACCAGCGGTCAGGTACGTAATCAGGCCAGTGGGCGGCGTTCCGGCAGTGCCAACGATGTTGGCGGTGTTGTTCTTTGCCATCGTCAGGCCGTCATAGTCAATCTTGTTGGCAATGGCAGCAATGGCGGGCTTCAGAACGCGGTCGCTGAACATGTCCAAGGACAGGGCCAGGTCTTGCGTGGTGAATTGGGTGTCAACGTGGAATTGGGTTGACAGCGTGACAGGCACACTGGTTTCGTTGAAGTCTTCAACGTTCAGTGCGGGGCCGGTCGTGCCGATGAAACGGCCAGGACGGCGAACGTTCAGCGTGTTGCCGATTTTCGCGCCAACCACGGCGAATTGGTCATCGTAATTGCGGTCAACTTCCGAAGTGAAAGTCAGTTCGTTTTCCAAGACCATCAACGCTTCGTTGGTGATCTTGCTAATGGTAAGCAAATTGTTGGACATGATTTTTCCTATGAAAAAGGTTTATTTGTCAGCGAATCTTGCCCGCAAGTCGTGCGGCTTTCCATGCCTGGAACGAACCGTGAAATTCCCCATTGGAATCCACGCCCGTTTCCTTGCCGGTTGCCCCACCACGAATTGGCGTGATTGGCGCTGGCGCTCTTGATTTTCCAACAACAGTCGTGCCGGTCGGTGCGCGTCCTGTGTTTTCAGCCTGGGCTGGTTTTTCCAACCTGGCTTCCAACTTCCCAATTTCTCTCAAGGCAGAAATAACAGACATGCCATTCAGTTTTGCGGCGAATTCCGAATTTTCGGCCAGGTGATACAGGATTTTTGGCCCTACATCACTTTCCATGATTGCATCGCGCACAGGGTCGGAAACCGACACTTCGCTGCTTTGCACCATGTCCTCAAAATCCGGCAATTCGGCTTTCGCTTTGTCGATTCGTTCTGCCCAGGCTTTGAATTTCAATTCCTGTTCAGCCGCCGCTTTGCGTTGCACCTCTTGCTGGTCACGTTCCATCAATCTACGGTCAGCGGTATATTCGGCCAACGCTTTCGCGTATTCGAACATATCGCTGAACTGGTCAGGCTGGGGTTCAGGGCCAAGTTCATTCGCTGGGGCTTGCGCCTGTTGCGGATTTGCTTTGGTTTCCAGTTCCTTCAGCCTGGCTTCCAGGGCCAACCTTGCTTCGCGTTCTTGCTGGGCTTCCGCTTTCGCTGCTTCGCGTTGCTTGGTTATCTCTGAAAAGCGCCTTTCGATTTTCGGGTTGGGCTTGCGCTCTTTCCCTTGCTCGTCTGTCGCTGTCGCATCATCACCTTCCCCATCTTGTCCACTCTGACCGGCTTCGGGTTCCGGCTCGTCATTATTTGACGCCGCGGGTTCCGCTTGCTGCGGTTCAGCTAAACCAAGTTTTTGGGCCGTGAATTCCGCTAAATTTTCGCTGGTGACCACATTCGCGGCCAACCGTTCTTCCAATGACATAGGTTTCCCTAAGAATTTACCCCGTGAAACCCACGGGTAGGTTTTTGGCAATTGTCAGCCAAGTTTAGCTGGCTGTCAAATTACTGCGGCATTCCCGCTTGCATACTTGGCGCTGGCATTTGTGCTGGCGCTGGCTGCATGGCTTCGGGGGGCATTTCTTGCATCGGCGGGGGCGGCGGTTGCATTTGCCCGCCGTCCATAAATGGGTTTGCGCCTTTGTGGATTTCCTGTTCGGCCAGCATCGTGTAATCGGTTTGTTCCCGATTGCGGCGCTCGATTTCTTGCAACAGCCGGTTGGTGTCCATGTTGTGCAACATCAATTGCACGATGGCGTCCAGTTCGGCTTTGTTTTGGTCGGTCACCGCCTTGACGTTGGTTTGGTTTACTTTGGCTTCGTTGATGGTTTCTGTGTTAAATGCGCGGGCGGTAACGTCCATCAGCTTGCGCTTGTTGGCGCCGTCTTCCCGAATCATTGCAACCTGGCCGCGGTTGTTGATTTCCAACTGCATGGCAACCAGCTGCTGCTGCGCGTCTTGCAGCGCCTTTTCCTGTTGCTTCAGCATCATTTGAACCTGGGGCGGGATGTCCAGTTTTTCATCAATCTGCGCCAGCGGGTTCATTGCGGCCAGGCGGTCGGCAATCACATCAGCGCCAGGGAAATCCATGTTGCGGAACATCAAGTCGCCCGCGGCTTTGAAAATTTCAGGCTGGGCCATCAGCGGGGCCATTGCTTCAACCGCTTGCAAACGCTTGCTGTTGTAGCCTGGGCCGGTGTCCATCACAACGTCATATTCGCCCACGCTCATGTCGTTCAACACTTCACCGATGGCGGTTTTTTGGTTGATGGTCACCATGTCGGGGCGACCATCAACGCCAATGATTCGCATCACGCGTTCGGTGTCGTAAATCTTGGGAATCAAGTCCAGGATGATTTTGC